GGCGCGCAGCCGCAACTGATTGGCCGCCGAGGAGACATTTGTCCCGGTGCGGCTTACGGTGCTGCCCAGGATACCGGCGCCAAGCGCAAACTGCACCGCGCCATCAGCGTTGGGGAACTGCGTCTCGATGCGCGGGCTGGTCAGCAAGGGCGCGTTGTTGGTCGTGCCGGTCGTGTCGAAGAGGTAGAAATCATCGACCGTCAGGCTGCCACTGCTGGCAGCCGCGCAAGAAATACCGTTTGCAGTTGAATTGGCTGTTGCTGTCGTATCGCCGCTGCCGGACAGAATGCTAACCCCGTCGAGCCAGAGCTGATAGGAGCCGGCATTGGCGAATGTGAAATCCCATTCGAGATAATGGGTGCTATTTGCAGCTACGCTTGCCGCGCTTGTACCAAGGATGGTCCCGATATTATATGTACCGTTTCTAACCGCAATCGTGCCATTTGAATTAAAACAAATCCCAGCCTGAGCCGACCCGGCATCATAAAACTGAATGCCGGCTTGCGCGACCAGTGTCGAAGAAAACCGCACACCGCCAATCAAACGAGCATAATTTGCCGTTAACGTTTTTGTGATGCTCCCTGACGAGCCACTGACAAACGCCTGGCCCGTGGCGCTCAAAGGGGCTCCTATTTGTAGCGCCGACCCGACGGTTGATGTCCACTCCCCCGCCGTCAGCAACGCCGCAACCGCGCTCGAATTACTGTTCGCCGCGCCGTACTTATCCCACCCCTCCATAGCGATCAGCGCCACCGTCACACCTCCTGCGCGACCAGTGTGACGTAGACATTGGCGAGCGTCGCATCGGCCGTCGCCGGGCCGCTCAACTGCACCACGTCACCCTGCACCAGGTCGATCGCCACGCCGCCCGACGTCGCGAAAGTCGGCGTGATCGTACCGGCCGCGAAAGTGATCGTGCCGATGGCCGAGAACACCGTCGGCGTCGCGGCGAGCGCCTTGGCGACCGTCAAGACCGTGCTTGCCGTTGCGTTGGCCGTCGCTCCTGCCTCGCTGAGATACCCGGCGTAGCTACCGAAATTCGCCGGGAAGCGGATTGCTTTGCTGACCCGATGCAATCCGAGGAGTTGAGATGACCCGAGTACACCGCCGACGAACGAAAACCCCATGACGTATTTCTGGGCGGCCATTGTCGCGGCAGTCGCCTCGATCCACTGGGCCGAAGTGCCGTCGTCGTACCAGATCATCAGGCCGCCGCCGACGGTATCGAACCACAGATCGCCCTGTACCGGGCTCGATGGCGCGGTCGCGCTGACCGTTGTATGACCCGGCGCGCCGGTCGGCCCGGCAGGCCCGATCGGCCCGGCAGGCCCAGTTGCACCTGGCGGTCCTACAGCCCCCGCAGTGCCATCGGCGCCGGCCGGACCTTGTGGCCCCGGCGGGCCAGGCATCCCGATGTTATCGACGACATCGATAACCCACGGCGCCGGGACAACAACGTCGACCGCGGCTATGTCGGGGACGATGACATCGGTCATGCAGCAGACCGCGTCACGTCAGACACGACGGAGGTACGCCCCGCCAATACCGTCGAAACATCTCCCGACGGATAGAGAAGCTGCAGATCCCACATCGCGCGTACCGGCGAGAGCGCAGCAGATGCGTTCGGCCCCAGCACCATGTCGATGCGGTTGGGCGCCGACACGGTACAGACGAATTCCGCCAGAACCGCGCCATTCGGCCCCGCCCGCATCTGGGCCGTCGCCGTCACGCCCGTCAGATCCACCGGGGTGGTCTTCGCCGCATCCTTCCATAGGAGGAACGCCCACGTCCCGGTGTCGCCGCGGTAAATTTCAAGATCGAAGCAGGCCGGCATCCTCATGGCGTCGGCACTCCGGTTCGCATCTGCAACGGCGCACCAGGCCAGCGTCTGCGCTGGTCGTGCGCCTCGATTGAATTGAACGCCATCTCGCGCCGCTGACCCCAGGCGAGGGCGCGCTCGTCGGCGCCGATAAAAGCCTCGGCCTCGACCAAAGACCCGAACAGGTAGGCGTCCGGGTGCTCGGCGAGCAGCCAATTGCTCGGCGCACTGTCGGAGAGCGGCGGCAATCCGCGCCGGTAAGTGATGACGACCGGCGTGTCGCCCCAGGACGAGGACGGCATCAATTCGAGCGTCGCGCCGCCACCCGTAGAACACGAGCCGTCACCGCCGCCGACGATCGTGAAATATCGGCCGCCAGCACCCGGCCAGGAGCTGGATGGTGGGACGTATTCCAAGGGGCGGCCGTCATCCAGCGATGCGCGCCGCAATCGGGCGAAATCCGCCGGCAACTCGCATATTCCAGCAAACGGATAAACCGTCTCCTGTCGTTCGGTGCCGATCGTCTGCAAGCGACGGTTCGCCTCGGCCTCGAACAGCCGGATCATGTCGGGCACGCTAGGCTGCAGTAACGGATCAGCCGGCCGCGCGAGCCACAAGAGGATCGCCGTCTGCAATTCGGCATAAGTGCTTAACGGCATCACGGGCTACTCAGGATTGTGTCACTTGCGTTTGCCGGGTTTTTTCTTTGCCGCAGCTTTTCCGGCGGCAATAGCCGCCTCTCTCGGTATACTGAACGACTGCCCAGGTTTTATCTGAACATCGACCTTTGGGTTCTTCTTTGATGCCATCACGGACCTACAGGTAAAAATGGTTGGTGCGGAGGTATCGGTATTCGTTCGAATTCAACAGCCGCCTGACAGCCGGCCAGTGGTCTTTTTTCCAGCAACTGACACCGTGCTCGACCAGCCACTTATACGCCACATCGAGCGGGATTGATGCCGCCCGTCGCATGTCGCGACCCTCGCCGACCCAGCCGTCAGTGTGGTTCGCGAGTTCCTTGTTGCGATCGATAATCGCAGTGACGTCGCAGGTGCGTTTGAGCGTGATGGTGCCGGTCGACTCGTCGTAGTCGAACGTCTCGGTCGACCCGGAAAACGAGTTGTACTCGAGGAGCAATGACATCTTTTTGTGCCAAAAAAGGGGGCGGCCCAGGGGAGGAAAAGCCGCCCCGCGCAAGTTAGGGCGCTGTCAGATCGTAGATGCCGGCGTTGGCCGCTTCGTTCTTGGCAACCAGGGTGTATTCGCCGAGCAGCATCCGCTTCTCGGCATCGCCGGTCTTCGCCAGCTCGGTCTGCTTGATCGGCCGCAGCCAGTCAACCGACCAGTAATCGTAGTTGAGCAAGAATGCATCCCTAGTTCTCATCCAACGATTAGGTACTATTGAAATCGTATGGAAGTCCCCGACATAGATGTCCACTGTAGCCGTCAGCTTTTTAGTTGCGACGTCTACCTGTTTCTGAGCATTGCCGGCAAACGTACTTGCGACCTGCTTGTTGGATGCGCCAACCATTAGGACATCGAGCTTTTCCGAGCTGTTGTTATAAACGCTCTTCAGGGCGCCCTTCAACATTGTTTCGGTAAACGCACGAGGCGTGCCATCAACGCGCGCATTGCTGCCGTCACCAACCGGATTGGTTCCGACGTGATCAGTGTTGGTCTTGATCCACGCCGGTACGCCGGCAAGTAATGGCGCAACAGCCGCTCCACCAGTTACTTTGGCTTGGTTGTTTAGTAGAATACTTTCTATGTCGTTCTTGAGTTCTCGTCCGCGTTTTACTAGCTGATACGCGAGTTCTGTTTTGCGGCCTGCTTTGTTTACTGCATCGACAGTGCCGGAGATGATGACTTCCTTTCGGGAAATCTGTGTCCGGTTGCCGAGCCGAGCGGTGACGCTAGCTGGTGAGAAAGTCGCAATATCATCTCCCTGAAATTGCGCATTGTTCACGTTTGCTGCGGCTAGCGCATCGGTCTGCCATTCATGCAGGACCGCATCGGCCGTACCGCGGCCGACATTCGACATAAACGGGTGATCGTCCGGGCTGACGTTGTAGATCATGTCAGACAGGTCTTCGCGAAGGCCCTGAAGTCCCGGCTGTCCGGTGTAAGTCAAGGCGGTGCCGCTGATAATTGCCATTGAGGAGGCTCCATCTGAGGGAATGCCGGCGTCGTCCGACGCTGGCGAGAGCGGGTGCCCCCAAGCCCGCTTTTGGTACGGGGGCGGTCAGGTGAAGTTCAGCTACCCCAGAAGCTGTTGGAGATAGCCGATGGCGTCCTTTTCGGACCCCGTGCGCTTGAGCTGCTCCATTGCCTGGTTGCGACGCCGCGCTGCGTTGCTTTCCCTGGGTGGTGACACCCCGGGTCGCTGCACACTCGGCGCCGGATCGGCACGCCTTGTTTCAGCCGACCGGCGCGCTCTCAGCGCCCGATCGGCCCGCATGGCCTTCACCGCTACATTGATGACTCGGTGGTCGATGACCTGGCCGATCTCCTGGGCGGTGAAGCCCTCGCCTTGCAACCACTCGCGTATCTCGCTGATCAGTTTTGGCCCCCGTTCGCGATCCGCGAATTCCGGTAGCTTCTCAGCGAGGCGCTGTGCTTCGGTCGCTCTCAGGGATGCGAATTGTCTCGCATGATCCTGCTGCGCGACCGCCTGGACACGCTGCAATTCACCCTGGATCGCGCCGATCCGGCCACGCAGCGCATCGCGCTCCGCGGTCAGTCGGACGTAATCGGCGGGTGACTCCTGTGCCAGGCGCTGCCAGTCCACATTGGCGAATTGCTGCGCCTCGGGCATGGCAACGGCGAGTAGCTGTTCCAGGTTGGTGGCGTAGGAACTTCGCTCCTGCTGGATCTCCCCGAACGTCGCCTCGAGTGCGCGGCGGTGCTCGGCGATCTCCTGGGTCTTGGCATTAAAGGCTTTGTCCCTCTCGCTCTCCCGGCGGGTAATGACTGCCTGCGCCTCGGGTGGGAGCTGCTGGAATACGGCCTTGTCTTCGTTACTCCATGACTTGGGCGGTTCGATCCGGTGGTCGGACTCGTCGTCCGGTTCGTCACTCGCCGCCTCCTCGGTATCGCCGATGGCCTCCTCAGGTTCGGCATCCTCGGGCAGGTCTTGCCCGTCGGATTCGGGAACGTCGCGGCCAGGCTCCTGCCCGGCATCCTGCGACGGTGTCTGTTGTGGTCTGGGCTCGGCACGCCGCCGCCGCGGCGGTTCGTCCTCGGCCTCGAGCAGTCCGGCGACACTGGCGACAGCGTCGCTTTCGGACATCGGGTGTGGGGCGCTCGCAGGCGTCGGAACGGTAGGCGCAGGCGCAGAGCCGCCGCCAGCGTCCACTGGCACGTCAGCCATTTAGTTCTCCAAAAGTTAAGCGAACCGGTTCAATTAATTGTTAAGCGAACCGGTTCAGCTAATTTCGCTCAGCGAAAGCCGCAGGCAAATGTCGTGGAGGCCGCGCTACCGATGACGGAGACGTCAGTGGGCGGTGCCACCGTCCATATCGCGCACTGCCCCGCCGCCAATGTCCGGGTGCCCGAAGCGCCGATCACGGCGGTGCCGCCGGTCGCGTTGACCCCAAGCGTATTGGTCGCGTGCGCATTGCAGATCTCGAGATATTTGGTCGGCGCCCGCGACCCGAACGGCACCGGGACCGCGGTTGTCGTGATCGTCGTGCTGCACGGAATCAGCGCATCGGCCCAGGCCGGCATCGCGCAGGCGCAGAACAGCGCCGCCAGAAACAGACGGTGCATCACACTCTCCACTAATGACGCGGATTTAAATCCAGAGTATGGTCCGGGCCATGTGCGACCCGGCAATCATCGAGGACGACGCCTACACGATGGCCAACCTGCGCCCGGCCGATACCGGCCTGCCGATGGTCGTGTGGGTTTCGGAACGCGGTAATGCGCGACACGATGCGCGGGTTAAGGTGTGTCAGGCGCTCGGCCCGACAATGCAGTTCAACAACACAGTCAGCGTCGCGGTTCGGCCCGAGCCCCATCTAGTGCCCGGCCAACAAACCAGCCTGACGGCGGCTGATCTCTCCCTGGTCTACGCCTGGGTCTTATGGAACCAAGAAACGATCCTGGCCTATTGGGACGGCGCCATCGGAACGGTCGAGATGGTGCAGCGCCTGGTTCGAATTAACCCCTAAGCTAGGACGTCGTCATCCGACGCAATTCACTGCGCAATTCGCCAACCGCCCAATACAGCCGGTAATGCTCCTCGCGCCGCACGGCATCACCTATCTCTGACAGCCGCCAACTGTCATACAGCCGATCCTCGACCCGCCGCATCGCCAGGACGAACGCCGGGTCACCCAGCAGCCGCGTTGCGGCGGCGCTGATTTCGGCCTTATCAGTCGGCAATTCCGGCTCAGGTTCCGGTGGCGGCTGTTCGATATCCGCCATCGTCAAACCGCGCCAGAAGGCGCGGAAATCTCGCCAGGTCACGGGCCGCCGAGCTGCCGCCGTATCCGATCCAGCGCATCAGCCGGAGCCGCCTCTGCGGCACCGCCACCAAGCGCGGCCGCACCGCCGGCACCGGCCACCAACCCCGCCAGGCCGTACTTGCGCAGGATCTCGATCAACTTGTCGTCGAACATGACGTAGTTGCTGGTGCCGCTGCCTGTGCCGCGCGAGCCTTGGTCGAGGTAGCGGATGCCAGGAACGCCGGCGTCGCGGAGCGCCGCGGAAGCTGCTGCCGGGTCGCGATAGTCGCCCGGAACGATCCGGCTACTTTCGTAAATTTGCCCGCCCGTTTGGTTAGCGTGATCTATCGGGTGTGCGAGCCAATTATCGGCAAGGATTTTGCGAGCCACCTCGCCGTGCTGGCTCAGCGGCTTATCCCAATTCAGGAACGCCTCGGGGTCGGCGTGCAGGTTGACCTCGTACATCTTGCCGCTAGGCCGAACCTCGATCTCGTGCGGAGCCAGTTCTATAATCGATCGCTCAACCCGGTCAGCTAGTGACGGCGCAATACCGTAATTACCCGCTATATGGCTTTCGACAGAACTACGAAGCTGCTCCCGCGCCCCCTCGACACCTCCCCCCTCATGGAGAAAATGAGCGGCTAACGCGACCGGATCGTCCCTCAACTCACCAACGGTACCGAGCTTCTTATCGTTGGCCCAATACGACACCCCGCTCTGATCTCTGTAGGATTGCGCCACACTCGGCTCTTCGGCGAAATACAGCCCGTGCCCATAAGCTTGCGCGCCCTCGCCCGTGCCGATCTTGTTGATGTCGAAAGCATCAAAATCATGCGGGCTGCCGTGATAGGCGCGGATCGCCGCAGGCCCAACCTGCATGCCGATCGACACAGCCTGCTGCACGCCTCCAGGATCCTTAGCGTTCTGTGCCAGCGAGCGGTTCGAATCGTAGCTCACGCCACCAAACCGTCCCGGCATGTCGCTGAGGACATTCTGCAGGTGATCCAAAACCGCCGGCTGCATTGCGGTGCTCGTCTGCGCCGCACCTTCGGCCTCAGGATCACCGCCGAGCTGCCGCATCAGCCAATCAAGCGCACCGGGCATCAATACAAACCCGGAATGCGGCGGCGGGCCTTCAGAGCCGCCGGAATAGCCTCCTCCGGGAACGACCACGGATCAGCATACTGCCGGAACATCTGATTGAGCGGCGCCACCTTCAGCATCGCCCACGGATCGCTCGGGGGATTTCTCTTCCGATACGGTGTATCAGGAAAAGGCGCGTCATCAAAAACCTGCAGCGGCTTCCGATCCATCGCTGGCGGCAAGGTCGGCCAACCCATCCCCGCCGGCGGGAGCACCGCAGACGGCCCCTCACGCTGAGGGGGCAACCCCGGCGAGGGCACCATCGGCGATCCGGCGTAGACGCCGCGATCTCCCATAGCTCCCTTCCCTTGCGGAAGACCAGGCCCGATTTGCGGATCACGACCGCCCTGATCGGGTGGCGAGGCACCGTATTTATCCCGCACCCACTTCCAATAAGCCTGATCAGCAGCCGAGCCGGTCATCTCGTCGAATGCCGCCGTCAAATCGAGTGGCGCCGTCGGCTTACCTTCCCCTTCCGTGTCCTCGCCGCCAAGCCGCTGCGTCAACAGATCGAGCGCGCTAGGCATTACGCAACCTGCCCCGAGCCGTTACCCGGCGGCATTCGCGGCGGGGGCGGATCGTAGGCGCCGGCCGCCGCCTTCAGCTCGACCTCGCGCTGTGCCAGAGCAATTTTTGCGGTCATTTCTTGCATCTGAAGCTCGCGCTTATGCTCGGCCTCCTGCTTTTCGAGGAGCATCTTGTGCATCGTCTGATCACGCTCCATCGCGAGTTCGTGATCGAGCCGCTTCTGCTGCAATTCCGCATCGAGCTGAGCCCGCTGCATCTGTAATTGCGCATCGACCTGGGCCTGCTGCTGTGCCTGCTGCTGCTGCGCCTGGGCCTTCATCTGCACCGCGGCGACAGTCGCTTGGGCCTTGAGCTGCGTCGCCTGCACGACCGCCTGAGCCTGCGCCTGGGCCGGGTCCGGTCCCTTCTGCTGCTGCGGCCCGACCATCGCCGGGTCAGGTGGTTTTGTCGGATCTTGGAAGAACGACTCCTCGAAACCGGCGTTCTGGGTCATCTTGCTCAAGACATCGTAAACATTCTTGGCATAGACCAACGGGCCGCCGACCCCCTGCTGCACCTGCACAATGCCTTGTTGAGCCTGCAATATCGCAGCAAGCTGGGTCGAAATCTGGTCGCGATTGCCGGTCCCGAGGCCGACCGAGACGCTGACCTGCAATTCGTCCTGCCAGGTCTTCGGATCGACCGGGAAGAACCCGCCGGTCAACCGCACCACCCGCTCCTGCTGCTGGTGCCGTCTGACCAGCCCAAG